TCTGAAGCAACTTTAGTAAATTTATATGGAGATTCTAATGTTAAAATGGTTGATATAACAGGATCAGGATTTAACCCAGTTACATTGCCTTGGTCAATTCAATATGCTGATGAATTCAGATTTGAAGGCAGAGAAGATTTTGTTTTTCAAGTAGGTAAAATATTTGGACCAGCAAATAGTGGATCAGACCGCATTACCCAAACAGGATCTATTGAAGTCCATTTTAACTATGATCTACCAGTTTCAGCTTCTTCAACAATATTTAACTTAGATCATTTCTTAATTAGGCGATATATTGATGATGCTAGTTTAATTTTAATGGAGGGATATAGACCTACAAATACAAGTGGTCCATATATAGTAAGACCTGAATATGTGGTTTCTGAACTAGATAAATCAGTAGATGAATTTATTTTAGATCTTACGCAGAAAGGGTTGATTTAGCGATATTTATTACATATAATACACCTATAACAATAATAAAACATGGGATATTTAAATAATCAGGTCATAACAGTTGACGCAATTTTGACAAATAAAGGTAGAGAGCTTTTAGCAAAAAATGACGGTTCGTTTAGAATTACACAATTTGCTCTAGCAGATGACGAAATTGACTACACCTTATATAACCCAACCCACCCCTCAGGCTCTTCATTTTATGGTGAAGCAATTCAAAATATGCCTTTATTAGAGGCATTTCCTATTGAAACCCAAATCATGAAGTACAAATTAGCTACTTTACCTCGTGGAACCGCTAAACTTCCTGTATTAAATTTAGGATATTCATCCATCTCCTTAAATCAAGGAGCTTCATTAGCTATTACTCCTCAAACATTAAATTATCTAGGAAATGCCCAATCATTTGAAACAAGTGGATATTCAGCTACTATTTCAGATGTTCGTTTAATGAGCACATTTACAGGAGTAGGAATTAATACAACAGCTGCTGCTACTGCAAATGCTGCGGTTACATCAACCACAACACTTGGAACAAATGTATCTGTAACAGTAATCGGTTCTCAAATTAATTTAAGAGCAACTACTGTAAATACATTATTTGGTAACAATACACAATTATCAGCTACATTAACAGTAGTAGGTTTAGATAGTGGTGCTCGTTTAACAATCCCCGTTACAATTAACAGAACAAACGTTTAAAATATAATAAATAATGGCATTTAAAAGATTTGATCCCGAAGATTTTTTAGTAAGTAGTGATTCAATTACTTCAACACTTTGGTCAACAGGAGCCCCTACCTTAACTTCATTTAATACATCATCTGTTCAAGCAGCAGGATCATCTGGAAATTATTATTTAAGTGTATACCAAACAGCTTCAACTAATTCTACAGCTCAGGTACAATTTGATGTAGCTTATGCTGATATTGATGGAAGTGGAAGTATATGGTATAACCCAATTGTAACTGGAAATTCATATACTAAAACAATTTATGGACAATATCGTTCATTAATTTTAGAAGATGAAAATGCTAGTTTTATTTTTGGAACAGGAAATAATGTATCAACAGGATCTTATTTTTGGGTACTTTCAATTGAAAGAGCTCGTTACAAACAATCACTTTTTCCTGGATCTTTAAATCTCCAACTTAAAGGACCTGGTGGTACCATCAATTTAACAGATAATTCTCTTGACAATCCAGTAAACACCTTTATAGGTTCATCTAGAGTATTCCAATTAATTTCTGGATCTAACGGTACAGCAGGTTCATTACCTAATAGTGGATACGTTGCTGGATCTGGTTCATATGGTTTAGTATTTCCTGATTTAGGAACTATTTTACTTAACCCAGCTGCTATTTCCCAATCTATTACTATTGCACCTAGTAGATCAAATAATAGTGATGGCTTAAACACCCAAACTCTGTATAATGCTATCTCAGGAGCAGCTTCATTTGCTTTGAACTCTGAAGAAACTATTACTTCTGATTATGTGTTTGTTAGAGCACGTAACAGTGAATTTAACTACTCAGAAAATCCATCATTTATTTCAGGTTCAAATGGTGAAGTAATTTACGATAATTTCATTACCCAACCTCAAGTTTATATTACTACAGTTGGAATGTACAATGATAATAATGATTTATTGGCTGTAGCTAAAATGTCAAGACCATTATTGAAAGACTTTACAAAAGAAGCTCTTGTTAGAGTAAAACTAGATTTCTAAGAATGAATGAGTACATTCAAGCCATTTACAACCTCAGATGTTTTAGTATCTCCTTTTAAGGTAAATAAAACATTTTCCTTTTTTGGTATTAGTGAACTTACAGGATCAAATGTAGAAATTGATAGGTTTTATGGTACAAACATTACTTCATCTTTATGGGTATCTGGTTCTTATCCTACAGGACAAATAAATATTCAAGATGAAATTTTAGTATATCGTTCAATTAAAGAGCTTTATTACTCAAATTTTATTTCAGGGAGTAATGGTTCCCCTGCAAACACAGCATCATTTAATAACGATGGAACAATAACAGGATTACCATACCAACCCAGTTACTATAATTATCTTTCAACTACACTAACAGCAAGTAGATATTTTCCTACAGGATCTGGAGAACAAATTGGAGTTATCTCAATCCCCTCAAATTTATATGGTGAATACATCCAACCAGGAAGCATTACAGTAAATGTTCCAACTTTACTTTCAGCTTTTTCTGATGACTCTAATGGGAATTTAATAGATAGTAGTACTAATCTTAAAGTTGGAGATGTAATTTATGAACATGGATTAGTTATATTTACAGGACCGAATTCTCCTTTATCACCTACTTATTTATCAAATATTATTGATCCTTTAGTAAATATAGGAGTTGAATTTACAAGTACTATTACTATATACGAAACCCAATATAAATGTACTCTTAGAGAAAATGAATTTAATTTTACTCAAAATCCAACTGCTGTTTCTGGTAGTATGAATAGTGGGATTTTATACGATTTTGCAACAGGTTCTTATTTTTCACCATATGTAACTACAGTAGGGCTTTATAACAATAATTATGAATTAATTGCTGTAGGAAAACTTGCCCAACCTTTACCTACTTCAGCTGTTACTGACACAACTATACTAGTCAATTTAGACATGTTATCATGAATTGGATTTATAACAAACAAGAAATTGAGGATATTTCTCAATTTCCAACCAACACTTATGGTTTTATTTATAAAATAACCCATACCCCAACTAATAAATCTTACATTGGTAAAAAAGTACTTTACCATAATAAAAAATCAAAATTAACTAAAAAAGATCTTGCTTTATATGAAGGTACAGTTGGTAGAAAGCCATCTTTTAAAGTTGTAACTTCTGAATCTGATTGGAAAAAATATTGGGGTTCAAACAAACCACTACTTGAACTGTTAAAAACAGAACCGAAAGAAAATTTTACACGTGAGATTTTGATTACATGTCCAAACAAAAAACTCTTAACATACTATGAAACTCAAACATTGTTTGTTTATAGAGTGTTAGAGGAATCTGACTTATATTTCAACGATAATATTTTAGGTAAGTTTTTTAGAAAAGACTTTGATATTTAAAAGATAGGTCATATCTTCTATTTATGGTAAATGAGTTATTAGTTAACCTGGTAAATTCTGTTTTAGGAGCAGGAAAACGTACTGCTAGAGGAAATCAATCCTATACATGTCCATTTTGTCACCATTCCAAACCAAAACTTGAAGTTAACTTTACCGAAAACAAAGATGGAATAAACCAATGGGCTTGTTGGGTATGTGGTAAAAAAGGTAAAACTATTAGAAGTTTATTTAAACAGATCCAAGTTGATGCTTCGTATTTTCAAGAACTAGGTAAACTTGTAAAAAATGTTTCTGTAGAAGATATAGGAGATGCAAAACAAACTTTACTTGAACTACCAAAGGAATTCAAAACCTTTATCAACAATACAGACATTGTAGCAAGACATGCTCTAGCATATCTTAAAAAACGAAACGTATCTAAACAAGATATCTTAAAATACAATATAGGATACTGCAATTCAGGACAATATAATAATATGATTATTATCCCCTCATATGATAACACCGGTAGATTAAATTATTTCACCGCGAGATCGTTTGAGAAAGATCCATTCACCAAGTACCGCAACCCTGAAACGTCTCGCGATATTATACCATTTGAATTGTTTATTAATTGGGACTTACCTATTATATTATGTGAAGGTCCATTTGATGCAATGGCTATAAAACGTAATGTAGTCCCACTACTTGGTAAAAACATTCAATCTAGTTTGATGAAAAAGCTAGTAGAATCTAAAGTACAAAAAATATATATTGCCCTAGATAACGATGCTA